CTATGCCCTTTGTACTATTGTCGGATCATTGGGAGATTTCTTTAAGAAATCGTTTCTGATAACGTATGCATCCATCTTCTCTGTATCGAAGGGTTTCAGTAAAGAAGCTATTTCGGCTTTGCTCAATGAGGGATTGAGCCATTTCTCTTCTTCCTCTCGGGTGAGTATGGCGGGCATCCGGTGCTTGGTGTTATCGATGTAATCGGTCAGCGAATTGGTGTCAGTGGTGATGATGGAGAAAGTTTCGTGTTCCTCTCCCGTATCCTTGTCCAGCCAACGGTCGTAGATGCCGGCCATCGAGAAGATAGGTTCATCTTTCACATATATATAATAAGGTATCTTGTTTGCTCCTTCATGCCTCCATTCAAAGTAGCCGGTACTGGGCACTATGCACCGTTTCTTCATGATCGGTTCGCGGAAAGACGGTTTCTCGAAAATGGTATCCGTACGGGCATTGAGTGTCATCTTTCTTATTTCTGTCGCATCCTCTTCGCTTCTTACCCAGAAAGGGATGAGTCCCCAGTTGAAAACCTGTACTTCGTCCGAAGAAGTAATGATAGGATATCTGGGGAAAGTGAACGCATTCACATGATACTGTTCGTCAAGAATGCTTTGGTAAATCTCGACTACATCCGATTGGCGTCCGTAACGGGCGGCAACTTTGATGGCTTTGGCTGACATGGAGTTGTGGAAACACATATTATCTGCAATTAATGTTTATAATTTGGTTGATATCAGTAGTATAACGTCCGGAGAGCTGTTCTTGTTTGAGCATCCCCCCTATAAACAAACGGAGTCAAGTCTTTACTCGCAAAAAGAAATGCATTAAGATTTAATAGAATATAAAAGAGCTTTAGGTATAATAAAACTTTATGTTATTTTTCTTTGATTTAGTGCTATCGTCCAGCTTGTTCTATAAATAGATAAATAAAAAGTGCTTCCTAGATCGTCCGCCGACGAGGAAGCACTCAACACAAAAACTAAACTAGACACAATTTTGAGAATCCAGTATTATGCTTTGTATATCAATTATATAGTCCTGCTTTTTTTTATGGTTCGACCATTATTCGACCATTAATGCTTTTAACTACTATCAATATTCATATTCTTATATTATTTTTCAATTCTTGCCGCAATAGCTGATACTTCTATCTTTCTGAATTTATCTAAATATCTAATTGAGAAATTAATTAGTGCATTTGCATTATGCTTTTTAGCTTCTTGAACAACTTTTGCTAATATATACTTGTCTGTAGGAATTGCCAGTCCACTAAATTCCACTCTATCTATTATTGTAAATTGTGAGGGATCGTATCCTTTAGGTAACTTGCCGGATTTGAATACGACTAATATATCAGATACGGGTTCGTATTTTAATGTTATAGGCGTGACTTCTTTAGGGTAGATGTAAAATCCCTCTTTCGTATATTGTGAGAAGTCAAGTTTATAGACTTTTTCTGAATAGTACATTGATTTGCATGAGCAGAACAATATTACAATAATAGTGTAGAGTATCTTTTTCATAGCCTTTTTTTATCCTGCGTTTCGTTCATTCTTTAGCATAGCTAATTCACCCTTAACTTTTCTATTTTCATCAGCGAGAAGTTGGATCGTTTTTGTTTGTTCATTGATAGTTCCTTGTAAAGTTGCTATTGTATCCACCAATCGTTCCATACGCTCGATGTTAGAATCGGGCTTTATTGCAGACAAGAGCATTTCTCCTTTTCCTCGTAGTAACCATTCAGAAGAAATATCCTCAAATGAGATAAGTATTGCGTTTATTGTTGCTAAACTTAGTTCTCTTGCACCGTTTAATTGGTTGCTGAAAGTATTTTGCTTTATGCCGCATTTTATAGCAAAAGCTCTATCTGTCATTTGGTAATGGCTGATAATAGTTCTAATTCTACTAATCATATCAAATCAATCATAAAGTTAAAATATCACAAATGAGATAACAAAAAGAGTTTTCTGATTGCTAAATATCTCAATTGTGATTACATTTGCATCATCAATCAATCAATACTCCAAAAGTATGAATAAAATAGCAAATATCCAACCGAAAAGAGAGAAAAGTAACTCCAAAAAGAGAGATTACAGACTTATCGTTGATGGCAAATACAATTTGAAAGCTATAATGCAAAGAGCTTATGCTGAAATGAAATGGAACGGCCATTATTTGAAAACGTTCTCAAATGCTTTGAAAGAGGCTTGGATAGCTGCACATATTGCAATGGATGAATATAAAGCAGAGCAAAGTATGCGTAAAGCTGCTGCTGCGGGAACCTTATTTCCAAAGAAGAATCTTTCCCTTTCTGACTTTTACAGCGATCCTTGTGGAAACTTGGCTATGGGGTATGTGACTAAGTAACTAATCAAATCAATCATAAAAAACAATTATTATGGAACTACAAGCAATGACTAAAGTACAGCTAATTGAGAAAGTAGAGGAACTGTCTACGAGTCTTGATAAAAGTGCTACTGATGGAGCTGAATTGAAAGCAAAAGCTATCGAGAATGAAAAGATTATTAAGGAGCTACGTGCCGAGAATGAATCATTGAAAAATGAAGTAAAAGTACAGAAAGAATCGACTGACATGTACAAAGGGTGGTGGCAAAGTGAATCCAATAAGCTTGCAAAGGTTAAAGAATCTCTGAATGCTGCTTCTGTTGTTCTTCGTGCGATTACCAATGAAGCTACTAACTAACCCTCACTAAGTCAAACCAAAACCGCCGGTTATCCGGTACCCAGTCTGGTCTAAGAGCCTGCCTTTGAAAGGGGACTGGGAACACAGAGAAGAGTTCTTTGACATTGTGAAAACATATATGGCTTACGTAGCAGGAATACGAAGCTCGTGAGAGTAGGTAGTGGGCTGTAGTAAGACGGTGGTTTGGTACACCGGAGTAGCACCGCAATCAGCAATAAAAGCGAGGTGCAAAAAATACCCTGTAACCGAATAGCAGAGGATTTCGGTAAGTATATAGATAGAATTAAAGTGAATAACATATAAGAGCGATGTAGCTCAATTGGTTAGAGCGCTGTGTGTGGTGGATGGTTGAGAGTTCGAGTCTCTCAAGAAATACTCTTAGCTTAACGGAAGAGCACCACAAGCAGAGGTCGGCGGTTCGAATCCGCTCATCGCTCCTTTTATTAATTCATAAATACTACAATAATGGAAGAAAAGAAGAAAAGTATTATGTGCGTCATTCGTGAGATGGAAAAAGACGCAAAAGAAATTTTTCCAATTTCTAATAGGGCATATATCCTTAACCTAATATCTTACAGATTAAAGGATAAAGAGCCTGACAAGAAATGGGGCATTAAATCTGATAAAGATAATGGTATTGTCACTGTGACAAGAATTGAGTAACCAGCTATTTTAGGACTATGGAAACTATTAGGGGTGAAATGGCTGAAATATTGCTGGATAATATTCTCCGTTTGTTTTCGACAGAGATATTCGGGAAAGATAAGTCAGCATACTATGTAGGGGGCGAGAAAAAGTTGATTAGTCTCATTGAGGCAGGTAAGATTGAAAGTGATAAGCCTGCAAATGTTCAGAATGGCAAATGGCATTGTAATGCTGCTCAAGTATTGCTGCATTGTCGGTGTGCAAGGAAAGTCAAACGTAAAAAACGGAAAAAATGAAAACATTGAAAATCGTTCATAACATTTTTACGGTAGTTGCCTTACTGGTAGCTATGTATATAGGTGGAGGAATCGAAGCAACAAGAAGTGATATTGCCTGGTCGTATATCATATTCTTTATTGTTGTTGTGCTATTGGCTGTAAGATTCATCTATGAAGATAAGAAACAAAATAAAGATAGCCTGTGAAGGTTTGCATTGCTTAATTTTATTAGTCATGATTAGCCCGGTTCGCCGGGCACTTGTTGGGGTAGCTCAATTGGTAGAGCGCATGTTTTACATGAGGTCAGCGGTTCGAATCCGTTTCCCGGCTCAACTCTAAATGAGTTAAGTAACCCGTGAGGGTGAATATATCAAATCAATCAAAGTAGCCGGTAGTGTCCGGCTACGAATTGAAGGAATGGCGAAAGAGGCAGACGCGCTACTCGACAATAGGGAATGTCAGCCCTTAGATGTAGTGAGCATGACAACTCATCCCGGTTCGATTCCGGGTTCCTTCACAGAGATAATTCTCATTTATGTTTAACTAACAATACCGAAGTAAGGAGCTTCGTGGGGTGTGAGTCCCTTATTTATTTGATTTAAGTGTTCTACATCTATCCCGGTGTGTTTTGATCGGCTATCCGGGAGCAAAGTAACTCGTGAGAGTGAACTCATGTTTTTCATAGTATTAGAACTTGAAGTCCACATCATAGCGTTGATGTGGCAAATACGGGGAGGTATTCTCAATGGAAAAGAGAGCATAAAGAAAGCGTACGAAGTGCTTTATGTATTGCAGATGCAATTATTTAGGTTCGACTCCTAAACTGCCCCACAATGGCTTATAATAGCTAAATAATTGTTTGCCATGTTTTTTATTTTTGTGTTTGTGTTTCCAAGTGGACGGTTCGTGAGAATAGTTCACTTAAAAACGGACGGTTAGCTTATCGGTTAAAGCTTTGTGTTGCGCAACCAATTTATAACGATTGAGACAGGTTCGATTCCTGTACCGTCCACACTTCTGATTCTATTGAAGAAGGTCTCTACACATCTCTTTACACGCGGACGTGCGACGGTGGAAACTGTTTGTGAAAATAAGTGATATAGATAGCTTTGAGTAACATTCTCCATGCGACACGGTGAGCTCTGTGTAGACTATGAAGCTTTGGCGTAATTGGTAGGCGCACTCAATATCAGAGTTGGTTCAGTGGAAATCTGTATATGAGTATCGTAGGACCCTTCGAGAAAGTAGACACCCAGTGCAGGTTCGAGTCCTGCAAGCTTCACAAGCTCGTGAGAGTTATTTAGTAGTTTTGTCGTGTTTTATTTTGTGTGTTTGGTACATGGTTCGTGAGAATAGTGTACCTTTTTAAATCGGAGAAATGGCGGAATTGGTAGACGCAAGTATGCAGATGGATTGAAGAAAGTCATACATAGGTAATCTATCATCCCGGTTCGAATCCGGGTTTCTCCACACCTAACCAGTTATAGATGTCGTGTCTTTATTTAGTGTTGTATCATGATAAGATGTAATGGTTCGTGAGAATAGTACATCTTTTTTTATTTGGGTGGGCAGTATTCTTGGATGAAACATTACAGAGTGCGCACGATGTAAAGAGGTCGGTTCGATACCGGCACCATCCACATATTTAGATGTGCATAAATCAGCGGGAGCCGTACACCCTTTAAGCGTAGCCGATCCATAAGGTACATTGGACTTTTTTCATAGTAACATATGCTTTTCTGCCTGTACAATACTGTACAGGCAGTTTTTTGTTACAAAAAAAGGCGTTAAAATGGCGAAGTTTCTGTTTGCACATCTTGTCAATAAAAGATAACTTTATAGATGTAAAGAATTAAAAGTCAAACCATTAATTTCAGAATTATGAAAGAATTAGTAACCATTCAGCAAAAGCTGAAAGCCCCCAAAGGGCAGTATAATACTTTCGGTAAATACAAGTACCGTAGTTGTGAGGACATTCTTGAATCAGTGAAACCTGTTCTTGCTGAAACAAAATGTACATTAACTCTAAGTGATGAGATGATCGCAGTAGGTGATAGGATCTATGTAAAAGCGACTGTCACTTTGACTAATGACAAGGGAGAAAAAGAAGTAACTACTGCTTTTGCAAGGGAAGAAGAGACAAAGAAAGGAATGGATGGGAGCCAAATCACTGGGGCCTCATCTTCTTATGCAAGAAAGTACGCTCTTAACGGTCTGTTTTGCATTGATGATGCAAAAGACAGCGATTCGACCAATACTCATGGTAAAGAAGAGACTCAACAACCTGCAAAAACACCGGTAAGTACGGATAAGGCAGTATATACAGGTGCTCAATTGAAAAATGCTATTGCTGAAATGCTTGCTGTTAAAAGTCGTGCTGAACTTGAAAAGGTTTGGTATGGACATGAAGCAATGCAAAATGATAATGAATTTAGAAATGCCTGTATGGAAATGGGCAAAATTTATCCTGCACAATGATAGAATTAGTTAGGTCAGGTGTAGTTTTCAATGAAGAAAACCACACCTATTTTCTTGGTGAAAAACAGTTGAAAGGTATAACGGGAATGATAAGCCGGCAATTATTCCCGGATAAATATAAGGCTGTTCCTGAATTTATATTGAAGAGAGCTGCTGAAAAAGGTAGCCGTATCCATGCTCAATGTCAGTTTGTTGATACTACCGGTTTCACGCCTGAAAGTGTTGAAGCGGAGAATTATTTGAAAGAGCGGACGAAAGCCGGATATAAGGCTTTTGCTAATGAGTACACTGTGTCTGATAACGAATACTTTGCATCAAACATTGATTGTGTTTGGGAAAAGGACGAGAAAATCAGCCTTGGCGACATCAAGACTACTGCAAGCCTTGACCGTGAGTATTTGAGTTGGCAGTTATCAATCTATGCCTATTTGTTTGAACTTCAAAATCCACTTATCAAAGTTGATAAATTGTTTGGCATTTGGCTACGAGGTGATAAATCTGAATTGGTTGAGATTGGACGTAAACCGGATGCAGAGGTTAAGAGATTACTGGAGTGTGAGATTAAGGGTGAACACTTCTTGCCTAATACTCCTGTTCCTGTCGATGAGAAGCTGCTTATTCCCATGCAATTAGTAGATACTATCGTTGATATTGAGGAACAAGCGAGCTATATCACTGAAGTGCAGAAAGGTTATAAAGAACAGCTTAAAAGTGCCATGCGTGAGAATGGTGTTAAATCATGGGACGCTGGCCGGTTACGTGTTAGTTATACTCCTTCTTCAACGGGTAAGAGTTTTGATACAAAGAAGTTTCAGGAAGATCACCCGGAACTTTATTCTCAATATTTAAAAACGTCAATTAAAGCGGATAGTATTCGTGTAACTATAAGGGAGGAAGGAAAATGAGTGTCAATAAAGTAATTCTTATAGGACGTGCCGGTAAAGACCCGGACGTGAGAACATTGGACGGTGGAGCAAAAGTAGCTTCTTTATCTTTTGCCACAACAGATAAAGCGTACACCTTGCAAAATGGAACCCAGGTACCGGAGCGTACAGAATGGCATAATCTTATTTTTTGGAATAAGACTGCTGAAATAGTTGAGAAGTACGTCCATAAAGGAGATAAGTTGTATATAGAAGGTAAGTTACGCACTCGTAACTATGACGATAGCAAAGGAGTTAAGCGTTACATAACTGAAGTCTTTGTTGACAGTATCGAGATGCTTACACCGAAAGTTCAGCAACAGGCTGCTCCTGTGCCTCCACCATTACCACAACAACCACAGAGACAGCAACAACAGGTACAACAGCCTGCATATCAGCAACAGCCATATCAACAGGTACCACCGCCTGATGATTTACCATTCTAAATATGGCAGAAGCTATTCTAACAAAACAAAACGGGGTAGTCACAATGGATAAGTCGTTTGACTACCTCTGTTCCACACTCAAAAATGGAACTTACACTGTAAGTATCAAGAGAAAGGTAGAACCACGTACACTGTCACAGAATGCACTAATGTGGTTGTGGTTCGCTTGTATTGAGAGGGAGACAGGTACGGATAAGTTAGATGTTCATGATTACTATTGCCGGAAGTTTCTTCCACGGCAAATATGTATGAATGGAAATATTGTTTCGGTTGTTGGAAGTACTTCTAAATTGAATACGATCCAAATGAAAACTTTCATGGATAAGGTTCAGGCTGATGCTGCCACCGAATTAGGAATCAATTTGCCACTGCCTGTTGACCAGTACTATAAAGATTTTATTAATGAATACCTGCATAGGTAAGTATTAACTAAAAATTTAATTAAAATGGATTTGAATATTTCAAAAGCAAAATTGACCAAAAAGGGATGTCTTGAGGTGGTCTATGCAGACAAGGAGGGAAACGATATTGTTTTCAAGGGGATTAATCCTGTTCATCCGGATTTGAAGGATTCGCTTAATAAGCTTATCCCTTACATTGTCGATATTACAGAGCAGAAAGAAGCCGGGTACATTAATTGGGAACGTCCGGAGTCATGTCTTGAAGATGAGTTTTTCAAGAAGTTCAATGTAACCGGTGTTAGCATTGGTGGTGACTCTTCCTTTGAGGTTTGTGTGCTGACTGGTAAGCGAACTCTTATGACGAGCAAAGTTCTTAATCTTTGTTCTCCTGGTATTGGTTTCGATCCGGACAATGAATCGTATGCGCATTGTGAGGAGTTTCGTGATGCTGTTTACAATTTCTTGTATGAAGCAGAACTCTATGTTACAGAGAATAAATGTTCAGAGATTCAAAAGGAGTTCGAGTTTAAAGATGGTGAGGACCCGTTTGAAAAGACAGATGAAGCTGCTGAAGCAATGAATGAGAGTGAAGATAATGAGGTATTCTCAACTGTTGAACATCAAGAATTAGTATTAGAACCTGCTTCATGAAACCAATCTATGTGACTAAGACGCCAAATCTGTACCGGATTCAGTTCGAGTATCACCCAAAGTTGGTCGAGGTCATAAAGATGATACCAAGTAAGCCACGCTACGACGGGACAGACCGGGCGTGGCTTGTTAGTATCAATGATGCGCGTTATCCTGTTGGACGTGATGCCAATTGGTATGTGAGAGCTTTTTCGCAATGGGCTGTTCAAATGCGTTTCTGTTCTACTGTTAAGGAACGTGAGGTTACTGAAGATATTAATTATGATATTCCTCCGATGAAACCTTTTGTCGGTGAACACTATATGTTACTTCAACCTTACGAGTATCAACTTGAGGGAGTACAGTATGCAATAGAGCACAAACGCTGTTTTTTCGGTGACCAGCCCGGGTTAGGTAAAACATTGCAAGCTATATGTGCAGTTGTTAAGGCACATAAAGAAGCGCCCATTTACGGTGAATCTTTTCCAGTACTTGTAATTTGCCCTGCTGCATTGAAAGTCAACTGGCAACGTGAATTCAAGAAATTCGCAGGGATTAACGCCATTATACTTGATGACAGAAACCGCCAGTCCTGGCAATCTTTTTATGAGTGTAAGAAGTCTGATGGCAGCCCACTTTGTGAGGTATTCATTACGAATTATGAATCACTGAATAAGTTTTTTGTGAGGTCTGTAAATAAGGAATCCAAGTTCACAATGAAAAGTATTGCTTTCGATCAGCGTGTTTCTTTGTTCAGGTCTGTTATCATTGACGAATCTCACAAATGTAAATCAAGTAAGACACAGCAAGGAAAGTTTGTAGAAGGTATCTGCAAAGGAAAACGGTATGTATTCGCATTGACCGGTACTCCTGTTGTCAACAATAATACAGACTTGATACAACAGCTAAAAATATTAGGTCGATTAGAGGACTTTGGAGGATATAGCCGGTATGTTGAAAGGTATTGTGATGGTCCCAAACAGGCATCCAACGTTAAAGAGCTAAATTGGCGACTATGGAATACTTGCTTTTTTCGTCGTGAGAAGTCAAAGGTGCTTACACAACTTCCGGACAAGACCCGTCAATACTTGACAGTTGATATCACTACCACCAAAGAGTATAAGGCTGCTGAGGCTGATATGGTAAAATACTTAAAGAAGTACAAAAATGCTTCGGACGCACAAGTGCAGAAATCAATGAATGGTGCCGTCATGGTGCAGATGCAGCTTTTAAAACAGATATCCGCCAGAGGTAAAATCAAGGCTGTTTGTGAATTTGTCCATGATGTTATCGATGGTGGTGAGAAGCTGATACTTTTCGGTTACTTGAAAGAAGTTGTAGCAGAATTGAAAAAGGAATTTCCTAAAGCTGTTACTGTGACAGGTTCCGATAATGTCAACCAAAAGCAATATGCCGTTGATTCTTTCCAAAATAATCCCGATTGCAAGCTGATTATTCTGAACTTCAAATCGGGTGGTACCGGACTTACTTTGACGGCTGCCAGTCGTGTTGCTTTTATAGAGTTCCCTTGGACTTTCAGCGATTGCGAACAGGCAGAAGATCGTGCGCATCGTAATGGTCAGAAGAACAACGTTAACTGCTATTACTTCTTAGGTAAGGATACTATCGACAAGTATATGTATGATGTGATTCAGACTAAGAAGAACATTGCCAATGGTGTTACTGGTACGGACGATCAAGTAGAAGAGAATATGGTGAATCTTGCAATGGACTTGTTTAGGGATAAATTATGAAGCCATTTAGATTAGTTATAAATGGGCAGAAAACTCATATTCAGGAATACAAGAAAGAAATGTTGTTCGGTCCTGAATGGGAAACCATAATATCCTTTGTCGGTTGCAAGAACAGGTGTAAACAAATCGTTGACCTTCTAAATGAATGTGCAACGATTTCAAAAAACAAGCAGAAAAATGACTGAAGAAGATATTCGTAAATTGGAGGTGAAATATTCTGAAACTAAGATACAACACATTTGTGTAACTTGGTTCAGAGAAACGTTTCCCAATGTAGGCCCTTTACTCTTTGCTATACCAAACGGCGGCGTCAGGACAAAGAAAAGCGGTGCTATGCGTAAATATGAAGGTGCCATCGCTGGTGTTGCTGATTTGATTCTGCTTTTTCCTCGCAGTGGTAAGAGCAGTCTTTGCATAGAGATGAAAACTCCACATGTAAAAGGTAAACGTGCCGGAACGCAGTCTGATGAGCAAAAAGCGTGGCAGGCATTAGTTGAGAAATATGGTAGTGTATATGTCGTTTGTCATGGGTTGATTGAGTTCATTAATAGCGTTTGCTATTATCTGAAAGCTGACCCTCAACCTTATATAAACAATGTCTTACGGAATTATTATAAATTGATATGACTTATATTGAACTTATCAATAGGTTTTGGGAACTTGATGAAAGCTGGCAATTTTCCTGCTGTGAAACGAGGCTTTATTTTTACTTGCTAAAAATTGCGAATCGTTTAGGCTGGGAGGATAACTGGACACGTAGTGATACAAAGGTGTCATCTGACGTGGGAGTGTCTGTAAAAGTATTCAAGTCCGCCCGAAATAGATTAGTTCAAGCAGGTCTTATTGAATGTAAACAAGGCAATGGAAGAGGCAATAAATCAACGTATTCTATAAAAGGTGTACAAAAAGGTATGCAAAATATACCACCTTTACAGCAACCTTTAGGTACACCTTTAGGGCACCCTTTAGGTACACCTTTTCAAGAAAGCTCCCCCATACCCCCTAAAGAAGAATATAAGACAGAGACAAAGACAAAGAAAGAACCCCCTAAAGGGGGTAAGAAAGAAAGTAGCTCTGGCGAGCTTTTCCCACCCTTTAAACCGGAGAAACCTAAAAGAGTCGCAAAAGAATTTATTGCTCCTACGCTTGATGAGGTTATCCAACACTTCATCAAGCAAAATGCTCCGGAACGTTTAGATGATTGGCAAGAGCAAGCAGAAATATTCTTCAATCACTTTGACTCGATAGGGTGGAAGAATGCCAATGGAGTGAAAATAGAGCGGTGGGATTCCAAAGCAAACCTTTGGATACTGGATCGTATTCGTGAAAATCGAAAAAATGAATTAGACCATGACGGAAGAGGAAAAGAATCTATCAAGCAAACTTCAAAATTTGATGGAGAAGGAAGCCGGCAAGCGCAAGCTGACGCTCCAACAGATAGAGAATCTGATACAAAGGCACAAGGAAAGTATTCAGGACGTTTCTGAGTATGATTTAACTGATACACAAGAGTATTACAGCCATTGGAATTTAATTTCTAACCTTGGTACGGATTATACAGAACGGGAGTTTAGAAAATTTGATGTTGATGATAACAACTCTAAACTAATTCAGTTTCTTCTGTACTACTTCAACGGATGCCGGTATGCTCAAAATGTGTTTCCGGAAGAGAATTACAAGGTTCATAAGAATCTTTTGCTTGTTGGTGAACCTGGCACTGGGAAAACAATGTTGATGCAGATTTTTGCAGATTATTTGAAACTTACTTGTAACCCCAATGCTTTTGAAAACTTGTCTGTAACTCAAATGATGAATTACTATAAAATTCATGGGCATATTGACTTGTACACTTACAATGAGAATCAATCTAAAGGGTTTAAACCAAACCCCTTTAATATCTGCTTGAATGATATCGGTCTGGAAACGGAAAATCAAAAATCGTATGGTACCAGCCTCGATTCGGTTATTGATGAATTTCTTTATGCCCGGTATGAGATTTTTCAGCAATACGGCAAGAAGTATCATATAACATCGAATCTTGGCATAGCCGAATTTAAGAAACGTTTCGGGCCAAGATTAGTGGATCGCTTTAAAACGTTTAATGTTCTCCCTCTGTGTGGTGAGAGCCGTAGAATATAGCTACTATGAAAGTTATAATTTACTGGGTTACTAAAGATCCGGATAAAATTGCTCGTATCAGAGAGCGTTTCGGTATTGGAACTTATCGAAGTGTGAACGGTGAAACACCTGCTGAAATACGAGAAGAAGACATGGAACTTCTTCGGGAAACTGAAAGAAGAGGATTTATTCAAATACGTAATAAACCTCAATGAAAATGGCGTTAAAATGGCGAAGTTTCTGTTTGCATAACTTGTCATTTTACGATAACTTTACTGATGTAATAAACTAAAAGTCAAACCAATATAATTAAATTATGGAAGTACAAAACATTAGAATTGACCTTATCAGTCCTTCTCCTTTGAATCCGAGAAAGACTTTTGATGAAGCAGCTCTTCAAGAGCTTGCAAGTAACATTGAGAAACAAGGCTTATTGCAGCCTATCACTGTTCGAGTTGCCAAATCTGAAGATGTGACTGACTTAGAAACTGGTGATGTCACAACAATTCCTTGTTCGTATGAGATTGTTTGTGGTGAGCGTCGTTTCCGTGCTGTATCATTATTGAAAGAAAAGGAAGATAAAGAGAATGTTGCTAAAATCAAGGCCCACCGGAAAAAGTCCGAGCAATTTCAAACAATTTCCTGCATTGTCAGAGAGATGACAGATGATGAGGCTTTTGAAGCAATGATTACCGAGAATCTTCAAAGAAAAGATGTTGATCCCATCGAAGAAGCTTTTGCTTTTGCACAGTTGACTGAGAAAGGACGGACTTTGGAAGATATCGCTCTTAAATTCGGAAAGTCTACTCGCTTTGTTTTTGATCGTATAAAGCTAAATGGTCTTATTCCGGAACTGAAAGATCGTGTAAGAAATGGAGATATACCATTATCCGGTGCTATGATTCTTTCTAAATTAGAAGATAGCTCGCAAATGGAATTTCATAAAGGGAATCCGAACCAGTGCAGTACAGATATGATTCGAAGGTTTGTAGGCAGTTCTTTTCTTGAAATTGATAAAGCTGATTGGATTGAAGAAAATGCAGATAATTGGGATAACGGGGAATTTAAACCATGCGCACAATGTGAGAACAACACTGTCAATCACGGTTGCCTATTCTATGAAATGAATAATAAAAATGCAAGATGCATCAATCCTGATTGCTTTAGAAAAAAACAGATAGCTTATCTGATACGTAAAATTCAACTTGAAAGTGAGTTCCTTGTTAAAGCTGGTGAACCGCTTTCATTCGGGAAAACTGTTATAATGGAGACTAAACTTGACACTTATTGCAGTGATTCGAGAAAAGCTTTCTTGGAACAGACACTCGAAGCTGTTAGAAGCCTTGGATTTGAAATGATAAATCCGGATGAAGTATTTAAGGGTAAGTGTTGGTATGCTGAAAATGATGAGCGTACTCAAAAAATGCTTGAGGATGGTGAGATTTATCGTTGTATATCATTGTGGAATTATTATTGTCCTGAATTTGATGTAGAATACTATTATATAAGAAAAGAGCTATCTTCCAGTACTTCAGCTCTTGCAGATCCTAAAGATATAGAAAGGGAGAAGATAAATGAAAAGTTGAAGAAAGCTAAGGATAAGGTAATCGAGAAGAGTTCTGAAACTATGAGAAAATGGGCACAGGAAAAGCCCTATTATAAGCGTAATAAAGAGTTATCCGTTGATGAACAAACTGTGTTCGATGTAATGATTCTCCGGAATTGTAGTAGTAAATATTTGGAAACACTAAAACTTTCTACTTATAAGAAAGAGTCTGATTTTGTTAAATACGTGAAGAACAACCAAGCTGATCGTAATCAATGGTATCGCGCTTTTATTGCTAACAATCTTTCAAGCAATGATGTGATGTTCTATCCGTATATGCAGAAATGCCAAAACATTCTCTTTGCAGAACAATATCCTGATGATTACACTGAACTTGGTAAGCAGCTCGCTACTTCTTTCGACAAGAAACAAAAGAAACTCAATGAGAGATTGAAAGAACTTGAAAACGATAACACAGAGGAAGCCTAACGGTTTCCTCTCTTTATTGATATGCTTATGAAAACGTGGACTGATGAACAACTCGCTATACTTGATAGCGAGTATTCAACTGCTGATTTGAAAGAGCTTGCCAAACGCCTTTGCAAAACACTTACTGCTGTAAAAGCAAAGGCTTTGAATCGAAAGCTTAGGCGCTCTCCAAAAACTGGATTTTGGAATAGTGAGAGGGTTGAAAAATTAAAAGAGTTGTATCCCAATCATACTAATGAGGAAATAGCACAGATATTAGGTACAACTTATTCTGCCGTAAATGGAATAGCGTTCAAATTACGACTCTTTAAATCTAAAGAGTTCAAATTCCAATGTGCTTCTAAAAGTTTCTTTCCCAAAGGACATCAACCAATGAATAAGGGACGTAAGCAAACAGAATATATGTCTGATGCTCAAATTGAAAAAACGAAAGCTACACGTTTCAAAAAGGGATGTATCCCAAAGAATCATAAAGAGGTTGGATATGAACGCATAACCCGTGACGGTTACATTGAAGTGAAAACTGCTGAACCGAATGTCTTTGAGCTTAAACACCGGCTTGTATGGATTGAGCATAATGGAGAAATTCCTTCTGGTTACAATATTCAGTTCAAAGATGGAGATAAGCAAAATATTTGTATCGAGAACCTATACATGATTAGTCGTTCTGAACAAATGAAAACGCAAAACTCAATGTATGCCCGGTATCCGGAAGATGTTCAGTACCTCATCAAGCTAAAAGGAGTTTTGAATAGACAAATTAATAAAGCAACAAAAAAGAATGAATCATGAGTGATAATGCAATAGATAGATTAAAGGAAATGGTTAACAAACCGTTCCTTTATCAGAATGAAGAAATTGTAATTCTCAACTACTGTGACGGTACCGGTGATGATGGAACCGAAGTTGAAATATACTTGAACAATGGCAAAGTGCTGATATTTAGTATGTTTGATTTAGCTTCCAAGTTGAACCGTTTCCGGTCGATAACAAATACAGTTGTTGTGTTGGCAAATGAACGGTTGAATAAGGTATCTACTGTGAATCCTACTATCTTACAGGATATGAGAGACTTGGTTCTACAACAAATAAAGGACGTGAAAGAAGATCCTAATAAAGTAAATCAGGCCAAACAGGTTTTTCAAGGTGTCAATACTCTTATTAACCTTGCTAAAACAGAACTGGAATACAGGAAATATATGGATACAACGGACCCTATAAATAAGTAGTTGCATGTTGACAGATAAAGAAAGAGAGGTCATTGAAGTTTCCTGTAAACTGCATAATTTATTTTGTAATCTCCCTGTGTTTCATGTATCAGATATCAGAGAGGAAGTCATACATATTCATGCGATCCAAAATATGATAATGGCTCGTGAGGCATACAGGAGCAATCCGAAAATGTTCCCTATTAAAAATGGGCATCCCAATAATATGCCAATAGGTATTCTTGCTACTACTCCCATGAATTTTGTGAGTTTTGATAATATTCCTATGGCCAGTGAAAAACGTATTCATCTCCAAAAGTATAGAATGAAAAAATTAAGAATAAAAAAAGTAGATGCTACTTACTTTAGTCTTTCTAAGTATATGCGTTTAGAAGGGCAATTTCAAGCAAAGAATTTCCAGACTGCCTATTTCTTGCAAGTTAGGATATTAGGTTTTTGGTTTACAATTCAAACGTATATTTCCATTGATAGTAATTACGCTTTGCTTTGTGCAACTGAAGCGATGGAAAAGCTACAAGAAAAACTTTAATTATCATGTGTATGTATAAAAGGACTATTTACAGATTCCATATAAGGGACCAGCCTGCATCAAACAGTGTGAGATTATTATTAGTCTAACAATTTAACCTAATCATTTATGATAACATTGAATAAGTTGGCCCCTAAAATATTAAAGATTATAGAGCGCCGCTTTCATCTGAATGATAATACTTCTAAAAAGGCTTTCAGTTTAAAAATATCTGCTGCCTGGAGGAAGTTTGATGAATTATCAGAATTACCATGCGACGATATAAAAGACCATCCGGAATATAAAAAGAGAGCTGCTGATATTATAATAGTTACCGTTGCTTTTCTAAAACATTACGGATGTAAGGATATCGAGGCTGAAATTAAGAGAGCAATTGATTTGCTTTCTGATGAGTCAGAAAGATGTGATTAAGGTGTTGTTACTGACTGTTTGTGTTGTTGATTTTAATGCAGTTTGTTATGGTAGAGACAATTCAAGTCTGCCTACTGACTGTTTGTGTTGTTGATTTTAATGCAGTTTGTTATGACAGAGACAATTCAAGTCTGCCTACTTGATTTTAATAAAGGGCAGCTCACGGGATTACCGAAGAATCCGCGCTTTTTCCGTGACTATCGCTTTGAAGCGATGAAGAAAAGCATTCAGGATTCGCCTGAAATGCTTGAACTTAGGGAACTTATAATATTTCCCTATAATGATGGTCGGTATATTGTCGTTTGTGGCAATTTACGTTTGCGTGCATGTAAGGAGCTTGGTTACAAAGAGCTTCCATGTAAGGTCCTGGCACCTGATACCCCTGTTAAAAAGTTGAGAGAGTATGCTACAAAGGATAACGTCAATTTCGGTGAGAATGATTTGGACGTTATGGAAAATGAATGGAATAAAGCAGAACTCCAAGACTGGGGTATCGAGTTCGGGCCGGAGAAGAAGGAGGATGAATTTAAAGAGCGCTTCGATGCCATCACAGATGATACAGCTATTTACCCCCTTATTCCTAAATATGACGAAAAGCATGAGTTGTTTATCATAACCTCAAGCAATGAGGTAGATAGTAATTGGCTTCGTGAAAGGCTGGATATGCAGCACATGAAGTCGTACAAGACCGGGAAAGTAAGTAAGAGTAATGTAATCGACATAAAAGATGTTCGCCATGCCCTGCAAAATAGTAATACCAAGTCATAAGCGACATGACCGGGTGTTCGCTAAAAAGTTGGTGAACGATCCTATCATTTGTGTTGCTGAAAGTCAGGCTGACTTGTACCAACAGTTTAATCCGGAGTGTGAAATAGTAACTCATCCGGACGATGTAATCGGCCTCATCCCTAAACGTAATTGGATGGCGAAACATTTTGGTGAGCTCTTCATGCTCGATGATGATGTTCATGCCTGTAAAGCGATCTATGCAGAAAAAGGTGAACCGTGCCGGGTGAAAGATAAGGATAGAATCACCAATATTATTCAATCTCTATTTGAGATGGCCGGTATGATGGATGTTCATCTTTTCGGTTTCACTTCTCGAATATCACCTGTGATGTATGACGAAACCGGTTTTCTTTCCCTGTCTAAAATGATAACCGGTTGCAGCTATGGAGTAATCTATAATAAAAATACCTGGTGGAATGAAGAAATACGCTTGAAGGAAGATTTTTGGATTTCCTGTTATATGAAGTACAAAGAGCGTAAGATTTTGACCGATTTGCGTTACAATTTTGAGCAAAAGAGCACTTTCGTGAATTCCGGTGGACTTGCTTCTATCCGGAATCAAGAAGAGGAGCGTAGATCCATTCTATTTATCAAAAAGAATTTTGGTGATAGCATCCTATTGAAGAGTGCTACCAATAATGGAAAGGATAAAACTAAGCAGCTTGTACAGTATAACATATCCTGCAAATTCAAGTTCTAATAACCTGTAAAAAAGGCGTTTAAATGGCGTTCAATCTGTTTGCTATATCCGTCTTTTTTAGCTAAATTTACTGATGTAATCAATTAAAAGTCAAACCATTAAATTAGAATTATGATTATTAGAACAGTTTGCGGATATGATTTCTTCGAGGTGAGTTCTGCAATGCAAAAAGCGATCCGGCGAGCCGATACCGGGGTAGCCGGCTTTTTTGCCTTGGAATTATGGGCGAGTGGATACCGCGACTATGTGTGGAAGCGTTTATATACCATTAGTGCAGAGGATTGCTTCGGTATCATAACAAAAGAGATAGAAGCATTATGGCAAGGTCATGAGCTGGTAAATAAAAATGCTACTGCCCCCAAAGGCAGGATATTTGTCAGCAAAGCGGTTATTCTTCTTTGTGAATGTAGGAAGAACCGGGATGCAGATCATTTGCAGAACTTGATTTATGACAGAAGAGATGTTGACATAGAAAAATGGATAGATGATGTTAGACGTTATCCTATTGCCATCCCAGTATATACTTTTGATGTACATACAAGGAAAGGGAAAAAGCAAGGTAGGACCAAAGAAGAGTTTTTCCGGGAAGAATTTGAAGCGTTACAGCCGCGAGTTCCCGGATTATTTGATGATTTGCTTCCTACTGATAAGTCGAAGTAATGATAAGACCACGGTTTAGCTGTGGTCTTTAAATTTTATAAAAGTCAAACCAAATTAAACCAAAGAATTATGAACAGAAAAGAAAGGCAGGAAGCCAGAGCTAACAGACTAAGAGAGCTTTCAGTAAATGCAGCGAAACAGTCAACAGAGGCGTATAATCAGAGCTACAAAATGGTTGAGCACATTCCTCCTGGACAACCTATACTTGTAGGGCATCATTCAGAAAGGGGGCATCGCAGTCTTTTGAACCGCTCCTGGAATGCTCTGGGAAAGTCAGTTAAATTAGGTGAGAAGGCAGAATACTTTGAACGTAAAGCCGAAGCTGCTGAAAATAATAACTCCATTTATTTAGGAGATGATGACGCAGTAGACAGATTACAAGAAAAGGTCGATGCGTTAGAGAAAGCTCAAGGGATGATGAAAGCTGCTAATAAGATAGTTAGAAGTAAAAAACTAAATGATATTGCAAAGGTTGAACAACTGCAAACTTTAGGTTTTTCAGAGAATAAAGCTATCGAGCTAACTAAACCTGACCGTTATGGCGAGTATGGTTTTCCTTCTTATATGCTTTCTAATAATAATGCACGTATCCGGGATGCGAAGCAGCGTCGTGATCGAGCAAGAAAGCTAAAAGAGACAGAAGATAAAGAATACACTATCAGTGGTGTACGTGTCGTTGAGAATGCTAAAGAGAACCGTCTGCAGTTATTTTTTGCCGGTATTCCGAGTAAGGAAATCCGGTCACAGTTGAAAGAAAATAATACTTTTAGGTGGACTCCCTCTATTGGTTGCTGGCAGTCATACCTCAATCGTTGGTGTATAGAGCGTGCGAAAGTTATCTTAAATTCAATTACTGAATAATTATGGGGGAGTTGTCAAGAGAAGCCTCATTACAAAGGGTAATGAGGGCATCAGGTCGTGTACCTGTTCAATGTTCATGTAGCATTTGTAAACAACAATGTCATACTCCTTGTCTTGGTACTCCTGATGATATTGAAAGGATTATTGATGCAGGTTATGCCGACAGGTTAGCGCTGACGAACTGGGCTGCTGGTATATTCTTAGGGGTTATTAATATTGCTATTCCGATGATTCAACCTGTTGCTGGCAAAGAGTATTGTGCTTTCTTTGAAAATGGGTTATGTATTTTACATGATAAGAATTTGAAACCAACTGAAGGACGTTTATCTCACCATACGGTAAGGAAAGATAATTTTAATCCAGTTATGAGTCTTGCTTGGAACGTTGCAAAAGAATGGATGATGACTGATAATATGGAGGTAATTTCTCGTGTGTTAAATAAGTTTCAAAATAAACGAAGGCTATGAGTACACATTCATTTGTACGTGTTGATTGCAAAGCATTTGCGAAATGTGGAATAAAATCCCTTTCGCATTGCCGTCGATATCGCGGTGAAGATAATTATTGTAAGGGATGTACTCTTATTCGTCGTAAACCTCGAAATAGAAAGTTTGATGCAGGTGGTAGAGAGATGAAAAAATGTACCCATTGCGGCCACTATTTCTATCTCAATCGGTTTTACGCAAATACGATTACTTCGCATGGAAAAAAATACCGGTGTTTATCGTCATGGTGCCGTATGTGTATGTCACAGGTTAATAGCGAGAGGGCAAAGCAAAAAAAAGGACTCACCTAATAATAAGTTTCTTGTATGAGATATTATGCTTCAGTTAGTTTTGGCAAGGATTCTTTGGCAATGCTTTTCATGCTAATAGAAAAAGGATATCAGTTGGATGAAGTCGTTTTCTATGATACAGGTATGGAATTTCAGGCAATCTATAACACTCGTGAT